CCCCCGAAGGTCGCCCCGCTGAAGGTGACGACCGTCAGGCCGGAGGACGAGAAGCTGGCGCTGATGATGCCAAGCCCCGCCCCCAGCCAATCAGACAGGGTCGAAGAGGTCGCCGAGAAGGCGGATGGCGAAATGCCGACCAGGACGAGGGACGCTGAGGTCGAGCCAGCCGAGGACCACGAGGCAGAGGAGATGGTCGAGGATGGTCCGTAGAACTCGTCGGCGACGACCGCCGAGAGTGCGCCACCCTCAAACCCCTGGACCGCTCGGCGCAGCGCCGAGGAGCGCCAGCGACGGAACTGGAGGCTCATCTCGACGCGACCTCAATCCAGACCTCGTTGGCGCGGCTGCCGGAGGTGTTGCTCCAATAGATCGCCAGGGCCGAGTTGTCGTAGACCTCCCGCCAGCCGCAGGCGTTGGGGTTGTCCTGCACGGCGTCGGGAGGCGGACACCCGCGATCCGAACCACCAAAATACTTGTAATTGATCCGCGAGAGCAGGCGGTTGATGGCGACGTTGTAGGTGCCGCCAGTGGCCCCCGCCTCGACGATGTTGGTGACCCGGCGAATGCCGTGGGAGGGGATCGAGACCCGGTGGATGGTGTTTGCCCCCGCCGCCGCCGGTAGCGTGATCGAGGCCACCTGGGCCACGTCCGCATCGTCACGGTAGTCGATTGTGATGACCGCCGTGCCGACCATGGCCGTGACGACCTCGATCCACAGTTGCAGCCCTTTGAAGTCGGAGCCCGGCACGCGCCCCACGTTTGAGGTGGTCATGGGGAAGTTGGTGCCGAAGGTGTGGCCTCCCGACTTCCAGAGCTGGTCGAATAGGAGGCCCCACTGAGAACTGGCGTTGGACGTGACGAAGTCGCAGCGCGTGAGGTAGCCCTGCGCGCCGCCAGCGAAGCTGTTGATCGGCGGGTAGCCGGTCACGGCGTCGGTGGGCGTGATGCCCGTCGTGGTGTTGCCCGCCGCCAGCGTCCCGGCGGGCGGGGTGCCCGAGGAAGTGAACGGGAAGTTGTTCGCACTGAGGCCGGTCTTGAGGAAGAAGATTTTCTGCTTCACCGCCGCCCGGTAGTCGTCCAAACTTGCGATAGCCATCTACTTCGACCCGATCTCGATGCTGAGTTCGGGGACGCCGGAAGACGTGCCGTCCATGGCGAAGACCGGGTAAAGCGCGGAGTTGTCGTAGACCACAGGCAGGCCGGTCTTGAGGTAGTCCCAGGTGTCACCGCCGTTCGCGAACGGAAAGCGGAAGCAGGAGATCAGGGGGCGCATAATCATGACATTGAAGGTGCCAGACGCTGCGCCGGAGGAGGTGATGGCCACAAGGCCCGAGACGCCGCTGTCGCCCGCCTGCAGCGGAAGCTGGATCATCCGACCGAGGGTCAGAGCGCCGCCGACGCTGACCGCGCCGGTCGTCCCCGCGTTGCCGTCCTGGTCGAGGTACTCCACCGTGATTGTCGCCGTCGCCGCCAGAGCCGTGACGCACTCGATCCAGATTTCGAGGCCCTTGTAGTCGGAGCCGGGTACGCGGGACTGCCAGCCGGTCGGCGGCGAGGACAGCGCCAAGCGCGATTGGATGCCGGGATAGGCCCCGCACACAAAGAGGCGGTCGTAGAGGGCCAGTTTTCCGGCTGCGGAGCCATGACCGGCGAAGCGGGTCAGGTAGCCGACGGCCCCGCCAGCGAAGCTGTTGATCTGCGGGTAGCCCGCGATGGCGTCGTCGTGAACCACACCGGAGGCTGTGTTGCCCGCCGCCAGGGTTCCTGGGCCGGGCTGCCCCGCCAGTTCGAACAGGGTGAACCACCCGCCGATAACGGTCGTGCGTGTGACCGACCGCATCCACTCGATGACCTGCTTGGCACTGCCGACGTAGTCGTCGTTGTTCGCGATGGGCACGGCCTACTCCTCCGTGATCGTGGAGCCGGTGGTGAGGCGCGGTTGGATGCCGGGGCTGACGGCGATGGAGGGCGTCAGCGCGCCTCGGTAGAGCAGCTTACCGGCTCCGCTCGAGGCCGTTCCGACGGCGACGTGCGTGATCGTCGGGGTGCCGGAGGTGCAGGCTGGGAAGTCGACGTTGGAGGCCGGTGAGACCACGTTGCCCGTCACGGTCCAGCCACCCGCCGACCGCGCCAGGGCCACGCGGGCGTAGCTTCCGTAGCTGGTCTCGTTGGTGGTCTGGTTGCCCGCCTCGCCAGGGTCTGCCGTATGCAGGGAAATCCAAAGCTGGGTGAGCGGAGAGGAGGCCGCGTTGTCCGCGATGTTGGCGATGGCCACGGCCTGGAAGATCAGCTTCAGGATGTCGTTTTCGAAGGTGTCGCCTTTGGACATGCCGCTACCCCGTGATGATGTTGAAGCGGCCCGTCGCGGCGACAGCCTCATCCACGCGCAGCTTGCCGCCCGGCAGGCGGCGCTCAGAGAGCATCTGGCTGATGGCGGTGTCGAAGAGGGACTTGTGGATGGCCATCGCCTCCGCGTCGCGCAGGAGGGGGCCGGCATGGAACAGAGCGCCGTACAGATAGGCGTCTGGGTGGCTCTCCAGGACCCAGTTCGTCGCGGTCGTATCGCTCAGGGCGGGGACCTTCTGGAAGTAGGTCATGGCCAGGACGTAGGTCGTGTTGGGCGTCGGATAGAGGCGAAGCTGGCCGCCGACGATCGCGTACATCTTCGGGCAGTCGGTGGAGGCCTCGTAGCCGTCCATCGTCTCCTGCGCGACGGGGTCCAGGTTCACGATCTGGCCGTTGTGCGTCGTCGTGATCGAGATCGCCTCGGCGAAGTTGGCCGGCAAGTCGGTGTATTCCGTATTGACGCTTGCCGTGGACCGCCCCGTCGATCCCTTCGTCCGCAGGGCGCGGTTCATCGTCGCCTCGGCGAGGGTGATGAAGGTGGGGATGCGATCCGTCATGTCGGAGCGCGAGAGCCAGATGGCCAAGTCGGCCTTCAGGTTGGTGAAGGTGTCGAGGGCCATGCTGCTCTCCGTGTAAACGGGCAGAGCCGCCCACTGAGGGGCGGCTCTTAGTGTTAGGCCACGACGACGGTGGAGGTCTTCTCGGGCCGGAACCAGAAGATGAGGTAGGCCTCAGCCGCCGGGTCGAGCGCGCCAGCCGTCGCGTTGATGAAGGTGATGGCGAGGGTGTCGGCAGCGGAAACCCGCGCGCCGGCAATGCCCAGGCCAGCCGTCAGGCTCGGCTTCATGGGGATGACGATGTCGCCGACGCGGAGGCCGGGGACGGTGAACGTCTGCTGCGCCGTGGTCGCCGCCGCGACCGACGCAACGTCGAGGGTGGCAGAGACAACGCCGAAGCGGTCTTCGTTGATCATAGCGCCCATAGGGTGCCCTTCTGAAAAGAAAGCGGGCCACCCGTTGAAGGGTGGCCCACCGGCCTTAGGCCTAGCGGTTGTGGAGGCGAACGGCGAGGCTCGGGCGGATCGGAGCGTAGCCGTAGAGGACATCCAGACGGCAGGGGAACCTGTCGTTGTTGATGTCGTACTGGCGGATGATCCGCATCGAGATGCCGTCCAGCACCTGCCGGCTCTTCCAATCCACACCATCCGGCATCACCATGTCAGCCGTCGCGAAGGCGAAGGCGTCCTTGTGGTACAGGAGCGAGGTGCCGGCAGTCGCCGAGGCGGTGCCGAGGAAGGTCACCACCGCCGTCGCAGAGGTCGTCGGGATGACGCAGTTCTGCCGGGCGCCACCGAGGACGATGGCGGGGCTGATCGAGATCGGGCCAGCGCCACCGGCGAAGGCCGCCGTGACCACGAACTGCTGCAGGACGCCCGTCGACACGCGGGTCTCGGGGTGGACGCGGAAGCAGTTTTCGATGGTGAACACGTCTCCGACGTTGGCCGCGCCGGTGCCGGTCGCCAGGGTGATCGTCGAGTAGGCCGTACCATCCAGCGCCAGGGTGCCGACCTGGGTGTTGGTGCGGTAGGTGTTCGCGACGCGCGCCCCGTTCGTGTGGCTGGGCCACAGGGTGTTCTCCATGAAGTCGAACCCTGCGGTGCGACCCATGTAGCCTTCGCGGTACTGCTTCGACAGGTTGGTCGTGTCGTTGAACAGGCCCTTCAGAGCGTCGACGAGGTCGACGTTGTCGGTCGTGTTCAGGTTGGCCGTGCGGTTGCCCAGCGGAGCCAGGGCGTCCACCAGGACCTTGCGGCCCGCCAGCACCTGCGGGAACGAGGACGGAGAGCCGCCGTTCCAGATCGACTGCGACACGGAGCGGTACATCGACATGGCGTCCGCTTCGATGTTCGCCGCCAGGACGTTCATCGCCGGCTCGATGATGCGCTCGGAGAAGTCGTCCAGAGACAGCGTCAGGTCGACGGAGGTGAACGCGAGGTCCACACCGCGCTGCTGGTTGACCCGCAGGTCGACCGTCTGCTCGACGGTGTCGCCGAGGGGCGGGGTGATGTTCAGGGTCGCGCCGCTCCGCACGACGTACTGGTTCGGGAGGCGGATTTTCAGCGTGTCGCCGATCTTCGCCTCTTTCTTCGCGTACTGGCTGTCGTAGTCGCGGGTGATGGAGCCGATGAAGTTCAGCTTCTGGTGGAGGACGCGCAGGGCCTCGCGGGTCACCTGCGTCGGGGTGATCAGAGTATTGGGCATCGAAGGGGTCCTTCTAAGGGAGGGGCGGCGTCATCCGACGCTGCGGTGGAGGGGAGTTCGCCCTAGCGGCGCTTGGCCAACTGGGCGTTGCGGCGACGTGCCCACTCTGCGGCGCTCAGGCGGTCGCTCAATCCGGTCGGGGGGATGGGTCTCCCCTGGACGGACTTTGCGGGCTGCACCTGCTGCACCCTTTGCTGGCGTTCGGTCGCCTTCTGCTTTGTCTGGGTCTGGCGTCCCTGGTAGGCGTCGTTCAACAGCTTCCAGATACGCGGGTCGGGGGTCTCGAACAGTTCCGACCGGGGCACGCCGTAGGTTTCGGCGAACTCGGCCAGCTTTCCGCTCAGTTCCGGCGACCAGCCCTTGATCTCGCGAGAGAGAACTCGACCCGTTTCCTGCATCGCCTTGGCGAGGTTCTCTCGCTGGTCCCGCAGACGGCCTTCGGTCTTCGTCTTCAGATCATTTTCGGCGTTGGACAGTCCGTCCTTCACCTGCTGGTAGGTCATCCACAGGGCCTGGGCCTCTGCGGGGTCGATGGCGCTCAAGTTCGACCAGTTGATCTTCTCGAACTCAGCGACCTGCGAC